GGGTTCAAGAACTGACAAAAGAATACGAAAGTCAGATCGAAGAACTTAAAGCACAACAAGATGAGATCAAGAATGCCATGAAGGATCAGATGATGGCGCTTGGTACCAACTCAGTAAGAACCGCAGAAGGCACCATCATCTTGTCACAGAAGACGCGCTACTACACAGACGACTGGGATTCATTCAAACAGTTTGTTGTACAGCACGACGCATTAGATTTGTTTGAGAAGCGCATAGCGCAGAAGAACATGTCTATGTTTTTAGAAGAAAACCCCGGTGTAGTACCCGCTGGGCTTAACTCGATGTCTGAGTATGCAGTAACAGTTCGTAAACCAACTAAATGAAGGAAAGTACCATGGGCGAAATTGCCAAATTTAATCCTGCACAAACCCCCGCTTTTGCTCGCAAAGGCGAATTATCAACACTAGCCAAGAGCCTTGCAGGTGGCGGAGTAGGTGGCGGTGGAAAACGTATCTCTATCAAGGGTGGTGTATTCCGTTTGATGGCAGATGGTAAAGAGATTACTTCGATTGACGATCGTCACCTCGATGTAGTTATTGTTAATGCGGCGCCTAAAATTAGCCGTACCTATTATGAGGGTACGTATGAAGAGGGCGTATCCAAGGCACCTGATTGTTGGTCTGCTGATGGTGAGAAGCCTGATCCAACGGCTGAGAACCCACAGGCTAATGATTGCGCCTCATGCCCAATGAATGTTAAGGGCTCAGGTCAGGGCGAGTCCAAGGCTTGCCGTTTCTCACAACGCCTTGCAGTAGTTCTTGCTAATGACATTGGCGGTGATGTAATGCAGTTAACCTTAGCCGCTACTTCGATCTTTGGTAAAGAAGAAGGTGATAAGCGTCCGTTGCAAGCCTATGCAAGATACCTTGCGGCTCAGAATATTAGCCCTGAGACACTTGTAACCCGCCTGCGTTTTGATACCAAAGCCGCAGTACCCAAGTTGTTCTTCCAACCTGTTCGTTGGTTAGAGGACGACGAGTTTGAGATTGTTGCCGAGAAAGGTCAGTCTACAAGCGCTAAGCAAGCTATCACCATGACGGTAGCTAAAGCAACTGAAAAGCCATTACAACTTGAAGGGGCAAAGCCAAAAGCTAAAGCACCTGTGGTTGAAGCTGATACCGATGATGGTGTAGATGAGCCTGAGAAGCGCAAGCCTGCGGTAAAAGCAAGCGCAGTCCCACAGAAGAAAGCTAGTAACTTAGCCGCAACTGTTGACGAGTGGGATGACGAGTAAATATAAGGGGGGCTACGCCCCCCATCAAACGAGAAGATCATGGCTTATTCAGACACAATAAAACAAACTACAAAAATGGCACCGAAGACGCTTGGCAATCAGCTAGGGCGTTGGGCAATCAGCTTAGATTTCCCAGTAATAGAAATAGCAAAATTTACAGGCGCAACAAGACAAACTGTATACAACTGGTTTAGCGGGACGGATGTAACGCCTGCTTACCGCATGCGGGTTCAGTCCTTGTTGAACATTCTACAATCTAGCAACACAGCAGAAGAGGCGATGAGAAAATGCAACAAAGCTTAAACGAACACCCAGTAACCCCCACCGCCTATACTGATCGTGAACTGGTTGAATACGCTAGTCGTTTAGCGCATGAAGATCGACTGCCAAAGACTTGGCAACTTGAAGTAATTAAGCGTTTACAAAATAAGATAAACAACGGCATTTATTAACTCGAAAGGTTTCACATGACGTCGCAGGAATTCCTAGCGACTGTGCTACCGACTTCGGGTAAATACTGCACCGTTGAAATTAGCACAGCAAAAAGAGAGCATGTATTCGTTGACTCCATAAACGAGTTGTACGACGCCGCTATGGCGTTTGATGCAAAGGGCTACAACGCTTTCTTTGCATTGGCTACGTTTGGGGCTAGCGAACGCAAGGCTGAACACGCAGTAAAAATGAAATCCTTGTTCTTGGATATTGATTGTGGAGCAGGCAAGGACTACGAGAAAAAAGTAGACGCTGTTAACGCACTAGCTAAGTTTTTAACCGACACTAACTTGACTGACCTAGGTTCGCCTTGGGTGGTAACGAGCGGTGGTGGGTTGCATGTGTATTTCCCGTTTGCTGAAGAAGTAGATATTGCCACTTGGAAACCTGTTGCAGAGAACTTAAAAAGGCTATGCAAGAAGTTAGGTTTTAATATCGACGCTTCAGTTACAGGTGATGCGGCTAGGGTGCTTCGTGTACCTGACACCCACAACTACAAGCAAGAGAAGCCACGCAAGGTAATCCTCAAGGCAGAGGGCGATATTTTTGACTTTGAGGCGCTAGCAAACCATCTTAAAGAAGCGATTGGCGAAGAGGCATACGAAGCAGTACCGCCGTTGCAAATCCCCGGAAAACGCCCCAAAGCCGCTCCAACAGCCAATAGCGTCAAGCTAATAGAAAACAGCGTTACATACTTTAAAACTATCGGCGATAAGTGTGGGCAGATTAACTACTATCGTGAGAACGCTAGTAAGGATGGCATGGAGCCTTTGTGGCGGGGCATCCTCAGCATAGCTAAATTCTGTGATGACGGCATTGAAGAGGGCTTGACGTTATCTGCGCTACATCCCTACGATACAGACCGCCACAACAGCAAATGGAGAGCGATTAAAGGTCCTTATGCCTGCCTAAAACTAGATGAGACCAATCCAGGAGTGTGCGATAAATGCCCACACAAAGGCAAGATTACCAACCCACTAGCCTTGGGTCGGGAGATCAAGGTCGACAACGCTCCAAAAGAAGTTGTAATAGAGACAGAAAACTCCACGCCAGAAGCACCACAAAAAACCGTTACCCGCCCAACCCCACCCAAGGGATATAGCTACGGCTCTAACGGCGGTATCTTTATGGATAGGCTGATGGATGACGAGGATGGCAAGAAAACCCGTAAGCAAGTTATGTTGTTGTCTTACGACTTGTTTGCGGTTGACATCCTTAATAGCAACGGCGACCACTTAGTTCATCTCATGGCGTTTAGACCTGAAGGTGCGGTTGACGTGCTGATTCCACAGAAGTCCATCGTTAGTAAAGACGAGACAGTCAAAGCGCTAGCCAATCAAAACATCATTGCAGCATATGGTTCAGGTAACGACAAAAACTTGTTTGAGTACGTGCGTGGTTGCGTAGAGTTTGTTAGTGCTAATAAGCGTGCTATTAAAGTACCGAATAACTGTGGTTGGCAGGATGACAAGTCGTTTGTATACAACAGCCATGTTTTTTACCCTGATAGCAGGGAAGTGTATGTACCAACTCCTGCGCTTGATAACATCAACTACTCAACCAAACCTACTGGCACGCTAGACAACTGGCGCAAGGTCTTCAATATGCTTATTGCTCGCCAAGAGTGGCAGGTGTTGGCAATGGCTTTGGTTGGACCGGCATCGTTGCTTATGAACTTTACCAAGTTCAACGGCTGTGTATACCACCTAGGTTCGTCTGAGTCAGGCACAGGTAAGTCGTTGTCGCTTGAGTTAGCGGCTAGTTTCTTTGGACACCCCGAAGGCTATCGTGTAACACAGAGTACGTCTATCGTTGCATCGCAACAGAGACAGGGTTTACTTAACAGTCTGCCGTTTATTATTGACGAGACCACCAGTAAGAGCCGTGAAGACTTTGAATGGTTGCCTGAGTTCCTGCTTGATTTAACGCAGGGTAAAGGCAAAGACCGCATGAAGCAGGGCACCAATGAGGAGCGCATCAACACCTCTACATGGAAGTTACTGGTTTTACTTTCGTCCAATACACACGTTATGGACTTCTTATCAGGCGCTCGTAAGCATGCGTCTCAGGGTGAAATGTTCCGTCTGCTTGAGTTGCAACTGAGTAAGAAGCTGAAATGGTCTCCCGAAGAAGAATCTACCCTTGGCTTACTGAAAGAAAACTTTGGTGTCGTTGGTCAGGAATTGATTCGTTGGCTAGTAAAGAACCATGACGTAGCCAAGAAACTTGTTAAAGAAAACCAAGAACGCTTAAAGGTTGAATTTGAAGCCAATGCTGACGAGCGCTACTGGACTGCCGGTAATGCGTGCATCCTCACCATAATACAACTGCTTGGCAAAGACCACGCTAACTTAATCGACATCCCCAAGGGTCCAATTATTGATGTACTGCGCCTGATGGTATACAGCGCTCGTGGCATTATCCATGGCAGTAAGCGTACCCCTGAAGACGTATTGAACGCATATACCCGTGAGTATTTTGGTAAGTTTGTAATGGTTACGGCTACCGCTAAGGGCGAACTAATTGCTAGCCTAGGCGGTAAAGATGTAGTTGACGAGTCATTGACTCGTACGGATATTGCAGGGCGTGTTGAGAAAGGCTTTACGCCCGGACACATTGACTACTATATCGAGGAGCAACTACTTAAAGCGCATTGCGTAACCATGAGTTATGGCTACAAAGACTTTAAGGAGGGGCTTGAGAAGCTACCCAACTACAAAATAAACTACCCTCGTAAGGACATGCTTGCCAAAACTCGTGGTCCTACCATGCGGGTTAACGTCATGCAAATCACTCGACCAATAACTAGCGATGACATCACGGAAGATTAAAGTGCACTATCCTTGGCTTGACACCCCCGCTAAGGGGGCTTTTTTTGTGCCTACTCTAAAACTACAAGAAGTTAAAGAGACAGGGATTAAAGCCGCCCTGCATCATGGCATTATTGGTAAAGCAGAATTTGGTACGTTTGAGGGTAAGATCGGTGTGCGTTTTACTCGCGTGCGCTAATTTTATTTAAGTTCTCAGACATCTTAATTCTGATAGCACGTATCTGCTTAATTTTTTCTGCTTTCTCGTCAGCGCTCATATTCTTGTCTGCACGAATGCCTCGCTCAACAGCGGCTAACTCACCCATCTCTCTTGTAAACGCCCCTGCAATTTCCTCAATCAATAAGTCATTTGCATATTTACGGGCGAAAGCCTGTGCCTCGTCTTTGTTACCTTTAACAACAAGTTCATTAAAGGTTTTGGATGCTTTTTGCGCTCTTTCAGCAGTCTCGTAAGCTGCATTAATAACACCATTTGCATCAACAGGTTGGAAGAAACCACCAACTATTGGGTATTGGCTTGGCATCTTAGTAGGTGCTGCCACATCAGAAGTAGGCGCAAGCACGGGGTTTAACATACTAGTAAGAGCAATCGTTAAGCCACCGCCGTAACCTTTAGCCAAATAATCAAGCATTACCGGTGACAAATTCTCTTTATCTAAACTAGACACCCATTTAGCAAGTTCGGTTGTTTGTGGGCGCTCTCTGTATCCCGGTAGCATTCCTCTTTCTCTAGCAGACTCGATATCTTGCCCTGTAAAGAACGAGAATCCAGCAGTCGCTTCAATAGCTGGTTTAATTGCTTGCGGTATACCAATTGGCATACTGTTGCTTGCAGCTTGCTTAAAGAACTTAAGAACGTTGCTTGCTTTCTCGTCATTAAACATCATGTTAAAGACGGACTCAGGCAGCGCTTTGAATACGTAACCAAATTCAAATGGGGTTGGAATTCTAAGGGGCTCTTTAAGGAACGGCAATGGTATAAACCAACTGTTGTACTTAACAAACGGATCGGCATTTTTATACGCTTCTTCATCTTGCATAGCCGCTGCGTACATAACAGTAAACGCAGCCAAGTACGTGCCTCGCTTAAACAGCTTCATGCGCAAATCTTTTTGCCCTGCCAAGTCATTTTTACCGCTCATAACTTTGGCAAACATAGTCAAACCTTGAACCTGCGTATTCATAAATGGCACCAAGGTAGACATCCAGTACACGCTAGGCGAGAGACCACGTTTGTTTACGTTAAGCGACTCTAAAACAGCTAACTTAGCTCGCATAGGCGTCATGCCTTGTTTAAGGTATGAGTTGTACATTGCCAAACGGGTTGCACCATCGCCTTGCATAGACATACGATCTAGCTTAGCTAAAAGCGACTGCCAACCGGTTCTACCGCTAGTAATCTGTAACATGATTCTGCTCATGTCTTCTGGCATACCGGTAAATAACTGCCCACCTACTAAACCGGCACGCTGTAATTCTTCTTCAGCTTTGTTTTTACCAAACCACATGCTGCCAAGTTCTTTGGTAGCATCAATAACAGGTTTAGCATTGGCGCCTGAATAGAGCCACATAGCCGTAGAGTCTTTTATAATCTGCCGTACTGAATAAGCTGGATCACGGGTAATCATGGTACGTAACCAACGACTTGGCAATCCTAGTAACTTAATAGCAACAGGTATCTGTAGCTTAATGCCATCAAGTCCTTTGATTAACAAATCAGCAGGGATGTCCTCAAACGGAGTGTCTTTTGTATTTAAACGCCACGCAGCGTCCATTCCATTTATTTTTGCTCTAACAATGTCTGTGCCAGTTCTCTTGGGGCTAACTCTAGTTGCAATTTTAGTTTGCGCTGCGCCAATTTTTTCAAGCTGCTGGACTAACTTGCTTGTTGCTAAATTACGCAACCCCATATCTACTAAAATGCTGGTGTTCTGAAATGCGCTTTCTTCAAAATTCATCAGCATTTCTTTACCGCCAACCAGCTCATGTAAGTATGGTTGGTCCGATAAACGACCTACATTAATAGTGTGTTCTTTTGAAATAACTAACTGAGCTATGCCATCTCGCACACGGTAGAACGGCACATAGTCGCCATGTCGATTTAATTCAGCGCCAAGTTCTTTTGATATTGCCCCGGTCTGTACAGCAAAATTAATTAAGTCTTTGTTGTAGTCTGTATAAACTTTAGCGGCTTCTTCAAATATAGGTCTAGCGCCTGCTTGGTCTATATTGGCAACAACATCATTTAATTCTTTTTCCGTTACTCGTAGGTCTGAAGCAAGTGTCTTTAGCCCAACACGTTTAGCACGCTTAGCTACTAAATACAAACCAAACAAATTATTAACAGCCTGTGCATTACCAAGCATTTTTGCTCGTTGCAGTATGTTGCCAACCTTAATTAAGTTAGCCCCGTCTTTTTTGCCAAGCACTTCTGTTTCGCCAGCAGCATTTTTAACAAGTTGTGGAACCCCAGACGTTGCGGCTTGAGCAGTCATATTCAAACGCTGGTCTGTTAAACGCAAATACATGGTTGTTTCCAACGCGTTGACAGCATCAAGCATACCCGCGCTTTCTGCTTTTTTAATTATTTTTTCTGCTGGCGCAAGTCTGTCAATAAACTGGGTGTACCCTGGAAGCCCAATAACGTTAGCAAACAACTCGTCTTTAACCGTTTTCTTCTTGGGGTACAGTTTGTTTACAGTATCAATTGCGCTTTTTTGAATTTTGCCGCTGTAAGTAGTAGGCGCCAAGAAAGCCGTATTGCCGTCAGGAGTTCTATAAGCACCAAGCCTGCCTGCCTCATACTGCTTTTTAGCTTCACGTACTAAGTTAAATATATCCTGCGTTGTTTTGCTAGGCATGTTGTCAAAGCCGGAGCCAGTAAAAAACTGACGTACAGCGTTAACAACCATCTTAATAAAGTCTTTAAGCATTTGACTAGCTTTGCTAGGCAATGGGCGCTCTGCGACATGGGCTACCATCTCACGGGTAACAAGCATGCGCATAGCTTCTTCAGACATGTTGGTGCCTTTAGCTGCGGCAAAAGCCTCAGTTACGTCGTCGTATACGCCTAATTCAGTAGCTAACTTAAGGACGCCTTCTTCCCCACCGGCAAACACTTTTTTAACAAGCGCCTTCATTCCTTCCGGACCAAGTAGAGTATCTACTGCATAGTGTCCAATAAGCTCGTGCTCAATGGTTTCTTGCAGATCATTAAGGTCTGTATGCGCGTTACCAATAACTACTACTGTACCGTCTGGCATTACACCACCACGAACAGTAGTTAAATCTTTACCCGCAGCAATAGCGTCGTTTATAAATTGCTCTGGTGCAGCAGAAATGTTTTTAGCGTATACAAACTTGACTCCGCTGGCAAGCATAACAACTTTAGATTTAGACGCCTCAATCTGTTCAACGGCTTTTTTAGGATTTACACCTACAGTGCGAAGCGCACCTGTATACGCTTCAGTTACCATAGCAGCATACTCAACAGGGTCGTTTACATATAAAGCGTTATGCGCATTCTGCCATTCGTTGCCCAGCTGCCCCATATCATTGGACATCATGTTGTCAACGTATTCTTTAAAAGATTCTTTACTGTACGATTTATTTTTGCTACTTGCAAAAGGCGTATACAGTTTTCTTAAAGATTCAAGTATTTTATCGTCAAAAGCTTCTTCAAAATCTACAGCTCTGTCGATACCGTCTTTATAGTTTGTGGCGCTGTCGCTAGCCACAAGTGATTTATACGTATTACGTACTAAAGAAAGCACGCCATCAGTTACTCGGTTTGCTTTGTATTCAAGATCGCCCATAGCATCGGGAAAATAACCACCGTGTTTTTCAACAAACGCATTTTCAAAAACCGTGTCGGTTTTTACATTTAATGCTAAACCACTTAACGCATTTCTAATAATCATTTGTTTAAAGTCAGCATTAACGTCGGCTAATTTAGGAATTTTTATTGGCAGACTAAACGCACCGATAGCGGTGGTTACAGCACGCCGTGTCGGGTCAAACCCTTGCTTCTTAATTAAGTTATTGATAAACGAGTCTGCAACAAACATATCAATGCCGCCCGACTTGCCGGGTTTGTCACGGAACATTGTGCTTGTAACTTCTTCAAACGCTTTAGTTATCTGCTCTACTTTTATGCGTGAAACAACTCCCGCAATTTCTTTTCGTAAAAAATTAATTTCTTTTTGCGTTTCTGCTTTTTGCTCTTCTACAGAAACAATAACTTTTTTTAATTTACCGGTTTTAAGGCTATCTTCATATTTTGATTGTTCTTGATACGTACCATATTTAAGCCGTTCTTCTAAATTAACAATTTGTGAAATAAGTTTTGTAACGTATTTAGGTGTTTTGCGTTCTGCGGTTTTTTTAACCTCGTCATTTCTATCCCTAAATGCTTTGGCAACAGTAGCGTAGTACTCAGGCGCAACACCGGCTTTATCAAACTTGCCTGCTTTAATCATTGCTTTTTCGGTTTCAGTAGGCTTGTAAAGCTTAGAGCCCATTTCTTCTTGCGCTTTACCAACAGCCATACCAATCTGGCGTGCATTTAATATAACGTCAGCAGCTTTAATTTCTTTTTCAACTTCAGCTAGTTCTTTAGCAAGTTTTGGTCGTTCTTCAACCGGTGCTTTTTGTGAATCCAAACGAGCTTTAATAAAGTCAAAACGTTTTTGCTTTTCAGCCCGCAACTGCGCAAGTTCTGTTTCAGATATACGACCAACAAACTCTTCGTCTTTAACTACTTTAGGTGTTTCGTAGCCTAACGCTTTATCAATAACTACATCTTCTTTAACTGGAAAAATAGGTGTAACAACATTTTTAGCTTGGGTGCCAAGAACTTTTTGCTCTAGCAGTTCTTCAATTCCAAGAATGTTATTTTCTAGTTTACGGTACGCAGCCTTTGTATTATCCATTTCAACCATGTTATTCATGATTGTGGCAATACGTTTGTCTACGTTATTTTCTTTAAGCGCTTTGGTTAATTTTTCACGAGCTGCTTTATATTTATTAGTAGCTTCTTGGTACGCTTTAGTTTGCGCTTTATTCATTGTGACGCTACGGCGCTCAATCATTTCTTTATACAACGTACGCGCAAAGTTAAATGGTGTTTGCACGGCATCGTATCTATGTGGAAGCTGTGCTGTTATTTTTTCTTGTACCGGTATGATAGATTTTTTGCCAGGTAAACCAAGACCTGTTTTACGTTTTGCTTCAGCTTCTTCTTTAGCAATACGTTCTTTAGTACTATTAATAGCCGTAGAAATTGTTTTCTTCTGTAAGCGCAGCATCTTTATGCGCTCTGGGTACTCCGGCATATTTCTTCCGGCTTGTTCTTTTGCCTGTTTATCAAGAGTTTCTTTAAGCTCTTTTTCAATTTTTTTCTTTTGCGCTTCAAATTGCGCAATCATTTCTACCGGTTTATCTAATTTTTCAAGCTTTTTAAGGATGTTTTTTGCCGCCGCATCATAAATATCATAGGCTTCTTGTCTAAACTTGTCGGCTATTTGAAAAGCTTGGTTTGCTTGCTCTACTCTTTCTGCACGTTCTGCTGGATCAAATTTTTTGTTTTTGCTTTCTTGCGTAAATTTAGCGCCTTCAGCATCTAGCGCAGTTGCTTCTTTTAGCAGCTCTAAAATATCTTTGTTGTCAAACAGCTTAGCAAAATCTAAAGCAGAAGGTTTGCCGTTTTTAAGACGATCTAAAAATTTACGTGCAGCGTTAATTACGGCGCTGCCTTTACGTTTTTTAATATCTAGTAAACGAGTAAAGTTTTGGCGAGTAGCCCGAATGGTTGATGTTTCGCCTGGAAAAAACTCAAGCTGTGTGGCTGGTTTACCTGATGGCTGTGTTTGTACTGGGGTAGCCAAAGACTCTTCAATACGCTTAATGGCTTCTCTGATGTCTCTAAGGTCAGGTTCAAGCCCGTCTAATACTCGTTTACCCTGCGCATTTACGGCATCAACCAATCCGGGCATTACATTTTTAGTACCTGTTGCTGTCGTTGCTTCGGTATCTTTAGTGCGTTTGCCTTCAGCAAGTAGTCTTTCAGCCCGTTCAAATACGCTACGTTGTTCGCCTGTTAAGTCTGCATCAAGTACTTTATCAAGTAAACGCGCTGTTTCTTCAATATCTGTTGCAGTACCTTCTGTCTTGCGCCCTCTACCGGTATCTTTAATACGCCCTTCGGTAAACAAATCGCTTGTAGTTTCACGGGTTAATTTACCAAACTCTCGTTCTTTGGCAGTATATGTATCTTGTATTTGCTTAGTAAAATCTTTTACGTCTGCAAACTCTTCACGACTAAAGCCGGTTTTAATCTCGCCTTCGCCTTGTGGCAAATCTTTAACTTTAAATCCTGCCGCTTCAAACGCACGACGTAACGCTGTATCTTCTGCTGGTTTTTCGCCTGCTTTTAATACCCTAGCTTTTTTACCAGTAGCGCGAGCAATCTTGCCGCCAAACAACTCTAAAAATTTATCTTGGATTTCGTTAACAGCTTTTTCAGATAGCTTGTTTAACCCCTTAGCTTCACGCGCCGCATTAATAGAGTTAATTACGATGGTGATGTAACGATCTAGTTCTTTACGGGCTTTTATAGCTTTGGTTGCTAATGAACCTGTAGCCATAGCAGGGTTTGGTCCACCAAAGAACTCACCCTTACGCATACTATCAATAGTATCGGTAACGTCTAACAGAGCAAGATCTTTAAGCGCTTCAGATGACTCCAATGGAGAAACAACAGTGCCAGACACTTCTTGCAAATAATTAAGTAGCTCGCCTTTAGCTTTATTTAGTGCATCCAAAGATGCTTTTAGCTCTTCGCCTTTCTTTAACACCTCAAGCGAACGCCCTTCTACGGGTTTGGCATAAAGCTCTTGCCCACGTTTGCCTTTGTTGCGTGGTTGTTGTGCAACTGTTTCTGCTTCAGCTAAAAGCTTTTCGTAGTATGCAACCGCATCATTAAAGTTTTTTTTGTACTTTTGTAAATCCGCAATACGCTTAGTCTCAGCTTCTTTTTGTTCAGGCGTAAGCTCTGTTTTTAAGTCTTTTGGTGGGGCAGAAATCTGATCAATTATTTTGTCTATAGTAGTTTCTGCTTGTGGCGGCGCTATTCTTTCGCCAGCAAAATCTTTAATAGCCTCGTACTTATCTTTGAGGTTCTCTTGAAGTTGCCTAATTTCTTCAGTGCTGGCTTCGTCGCTGACGTACGTTTTATCGTACAGGTTTTGACGTTTTGTTCTGCCGCTAGCTAATAGTTTCTCGTTAAGCGCTTTTACCGCATTGTCGTACTCTTCTAGGCTAATGCGTTGTTCTACAGTAAGTTCTCTGCCAGCCAAAGCGCCTTTCTTTGTAAGTCCCGGAACAATGTTCCCAAACTCATCGGTAACTGCATCGGCTGTTTTTTCTATGCCTTTAGTACTTTGGTTGTGCGCATCAATAATGGCTTTGGCTTCTTTTTGACGTGCTTTTTCTTCTTTGGTTAAGAGGCGCTGTGTTTCTTTTTCTTGCATTGCTTGATAAACATCTTGCGCTCTAATGTATTTAGCGTAGTCATCGGCTGCTCTGGAATCAGTTGCTCTAAGCTGCTTAAGGGTCGCCATCTCATCAAGACGGTTTCTTTCCTGCGCTTTGCGTTGCTCTAATGTTGGTGGCAGACCGGGTGTTTCCGGCGCAACTTCACGTAAATTTTCTGTAAGTTGATCTAGCTCAAACCTTAAATTTTTTCTATTAGCCGCAGCTTCACGCTTAAGTTGTTTTTCTTCGTCAGTCTGCGCTTTGCCTTTAATAATGCCGTCAAGAATACTTAACTCTTCTTGTAATTGATCACGTCTGCCAACTAGCTCTGCAACGTATTCTGGGCTAGCTCTGTACGCTTGTTCTTCAGCGGCTTGAATGCCAGCTTGTTCTGAGCGGCGTCTTTCAGTTAATTCTTGTAGTTCGCCTCTAGCCTGCGCACGATTTAACGGACCGGCAGCACCACCAAGGGTAGGACCAACAAGGGTAGCTTGATATGCAGCTTCGCCGTATTCTTTAATAGCGTCAGGGCTAAATAACTCCATGCCCGCTTGAGCACGTTCAATAATCTGTTGGGCTACTTCAGTAGGAAGTTCAACTAAACCACGAGCAGCGCCTCTAGCAACGGTTGGCAATAGTTTAGCTTCTGCGGCTTTAACAAGGTCTGCTTCGTATTTAGTAGCATTTTTAGCAAGCCCTTCAGCAATTTCTTGTTCAGACTGTCCAAGAACTTTACCAATAACACGTTTACCAAGGGTAAAGCCCAAGGCAGCGGTTTCAAGGGATGCCTGTCCAGCGGCACCACCATAAGCAGCAAGTAATCTTGGATCTACTTCTTGTCCAGCAGCTTCTTGTTCTCTTGCTTGACGAGCAATATTTTGACCAGCCATTGGCAGGAACGAAGCGCCAAAACCGCCTAGAGCACCACCAATAATTCCGGGTAAACCAGCAACAGAACCAATTCGTGCGCCTGTAGCAGCAGAACCTAATGAAGTGGCAATTTGAGGAGCCATGCCAGAAAGAGCAAGAGGAACTTGACGTGTTAATTCGCCAGCACCCCCTAGTAAACCTCTTTCTTCGTACGCTTTCTTAAGTTTGTCTAGGCTAACCCCAGACTCAAATTCAGCACCACGGGCTTGTTCTTCAAGCAGTGCACGTTTGGCAACGTCTTTGGGAGCAAAAGGTGCGGTAAGGGCGGTTTTAGTACCGCCAATTAAACTGGCAAGTCCTTCAGAAAACTCAGCGCCTAAACC